CTTTGAATATTTAGATAATTGTATAGATTCATTTTCTGAAAGCACGAAGTTTATACTTGCATTAGACAATGATAAAGCAGGTTTAAATTTACAAAATGAGATAGCAAGACGTTTAGGTTTTGAAAATTGTAGCAAAGTTTTGTTTAAGGATTGCAAAGATGCAAACGATTGTTTAATCAAATACGGCATTAAAGTAACGCAGGACTGTTTCAAAAATGCAAAGGAATTTCCAATAAGCGGAGTGTTTACCGCAAATGATATTGAACGAGATATTTATGACTATTACAACAACGGTTTACCTAAAGGGGCAGGAATTGGAATGGCAGAAATGGATATGCATTTAAGATTTCAAGAAGGGTATTTAACAACTATAACTGGCATACCTGGACACGGTAAATCAGAGTTTTTAGACTTTTTATTGTGTCGTTTAAATATTTCACACGAATGGAAAACAGCATTGTACTCACCAGAAAATCACCCTTTAGAGTTACATTTTAGTAAGTTTGCAGAAAAAATGATAGGTAAACCATTTGAGGGTAGCAACAAATTAAGTCCTTTAGATTTAAAACAAATGATTGATTACCACGCAAATAACTTCTTTTTTGTTAATCCAGAAACTGATTTTACTTTAGATAATATTTTAGATTCTGTTAGGCAATTAGTTAGAAAAAAAGGAATAAAGGCTTTTGTTATTGATGCGTGGAATAAAATCGATCATAAGTACACCACAAATGAAACTCAATATATTTCCCAACAATTAGATAAGATAACTTTATTTTGTGAGAAAAACAAAGTACATTGCTTTTTGGTAGCACATCCAACTAAAATTCAAAAGGATAAAAATTCGGGTAAATATGAAATACCTAACCTTTATTCTATTAGTGGATCTGCAAACTTTTATAATAAAACAGCGAATGGAATAACTGTTTATAGAGATTTTGAAACAAATGTAACTGAGGTTTATATTCAGAAAGTAAAATTTAAACATTGGGGACAAGTTGGTTGCGTTCAATTTAGTTGGAATAGAGATAATGGTAGGTATTATAAAGGAACTCCTAATAATGATAATTGGTTATTTAATGAACAACCAAAAGCAATAGAAAATAATACAGATTTTTTACAACAAAACGACATAAAACAATTTGAAGGCAATATTGAATTTTAAAAAATAATTTGTATATTTGTACTTGAATAATCAACTTTTATCAAAATGTCAACACACGGTGGAAATAGAGAAGGTGCAGGTAGAAAACCGAAATCAGATGAATTAAAAATGATTGAGGATATGGATGCCGCTTTAATAACAATTGAAGTATGGCAAAAGTTAGCTGAAAAAGTAGACTCAGGGGATGTAGCAGCTATCAAATTATGGTTAGAATATAGATTTGGTAAACCTAAACAATTAATAGGTTTAGTAACTGAAAATGAAACACTTGAGCAAGTATTTAAAATAGGCGGTGTTGAAATTAAACTTTAATGCAAAAACAAATACTATTTGAATCATTCCCAAAACAGGATGAGTTTTTAGAAGCTATATTTAGTAATAAGTATAATTTCATTATGTATGGCGGTGCTATTCGTGGGGGTAAAACTTTTGCAGGATTAGGTGCTTTATTACTTTTATGTAAAATGTACCCTAAATCTAAATGGTGCGTGGTACGTTCTACACTCCAAACTCTTAAACTTAATACAATACCATCATTTGTTAAAATATGTCCAACATCATTTGTTAAAAAGTATAATCAGGAAACACAAACCGTTACCTTTGCCAATGATAGCCAAATTATATTTATGGGCGAAAACTACTCAGATGATAAGGAATTAAACAGATTTAAAGGTTTAGAGGTTAACGGATTTCTTTTAGAGGAGGTTAACGAATTACAACAAAAGACGTTTTACAAGTGTATTGAGCGTGCGGGATCACAAATTATACCTAAACAACCTAAACCGATTATATTAGCTACTTGCAACCCTGCCAACAATTGGGTTAAGGAATTAGTTTACAATAAATGGAAAACAAACACACTACCTGCAAATTGGCTTTATATCCCTTCAAAGATTACAGATAACCCATTTATACCAGCCGACTATTTAGAGTCATTAAAATCAATGCCTAGATACGAATATGAGGTGTTTGTTGAGGGCAATTGGGATTTACAGGAACGTACAGGAGCAGAATTTTACAAATACTTTGTTTTGGACAAACACGTTGCTAATTGTGTTTATAACCCATCTTTACCATTGCATATTAGTTGGGATGAGAATGTTAACCCTTATTTACCTTGTGGTATATTCCAAATACAGGGTAAAGAATTAAGAATGATAGATGAAATACTCGGCATTAATCCAAAAAATACAATACGAGATGTTTGTAATGAGTTTAAATTCAGATACCCACATCACAATGCAGGTTTATTTATTTATGGCGATGCAACCTCACAAAAAGAGGACGTAAAGCAGGAGAAAGGACATAACTTTTTTAAATTGATACAAATTCAATTAGAAAACTATAAACCTGTAATGCGTATTGGTAAAAGTAACCCATCAATAATTATGAGAGGTAATTTTATTAATACAATTCTTTTTAGTAACTTTGGAGATATTGAAATACTTATAGGTGCTAATTGTAAAACCGCAATACAGGACTTTACAAACACCAAAGAAGCATCAGATGGAACAAAGGATAAAACAAAGGTAAAAGATGCTAAAAGCGGTATTTCTTATCAAATGTACGGGCATTTATCAGATTTAACAGACTACATTATTTGCGAAGCGTTTAAAAATGAGTATCAGCAGTTTCAACGTGGCGATATAACAAACTATGTTAGAAAAATAGGACAACAACCAGTATCAATAAATAGATTATGAAAGTAAAATCACACAAAGAATTAATTGATGGTAAAAATACTATCACTTTTTTTATAGAGGATGTACAAACGAATACGCTTGTTCACTCTGACACGTTTATTATAACTAAAAAAACTCGTATCAAAGAGTTAAAGTATAACTTTGTTAGTTATGTTCAAGATATGAATAAAATGGAGTTAGCATTGCTTAATGCTGAGGTTCATAAAGTTGAGGAGAATAAAAAAGTGTTACAATTGTAACTATTAATTACATTTTAAATATATTTTTGTATAATGGCAAGATTATTAAGAGATTTAGACTATTTGAGGGTTATTCAAGCGGATAACTTATCACAAATAATTGAAGCTAATTCACAAATACAAAAAGATACGGAACAGGCTGCACAAGCTGAAATGATTGGTTATTTAAGCCAACGTTATAAAGTTGCAACTGTTTTTTCAGATACAAAAATATTTAGTTCATCAGCTGTTTACAATGCTAAACAGTTAGTAGAATTTACCGCTGACGCTTTCTCTGCATCATCTACTTATACAACAGGGCAGTATGTATTGCAAGGCGGTTACATTTACAAATCTATTGCAGGTTCAGCTGCTCACGCTTTTTTATTAGCTGAGTGGACGTTAATTTGCTTAGATAAAACACTTTACTTTGTTACTTTACCCGAAAACGAATATTTATCAACAACAACCTATTCAATAGGAGATAGTGTTTGGTTTGAGAATAAAGTTTACACAGCTTTAGTAAACATTAAAGGGATTGATCCGAGTTACTCCGCTTATTGGGGTACTGGAACGACTTATAGTGTTACTGGTACTTTTCCTGATGATGCTACAAAATGGACTCAAGGGGATAACCGTAATGCTTTAATCGTTCAGTATTTATTAGATATTACTTTATATCATTTACATAGTAGGATAAACCCTCGTAACATTCCCGATTTAAGAAAGGAACGTTATAACGGTAACGACCCTATGGATAGAGGTGGCGCAATAGGTTATTTAAAAGCTGTTGCAAGTGGTGATGTAAATTGTGATTTACCAACAATAGACCCATCACAAGGTTTATCAATTCGTTGGGGTAATGTCGATGGAAGTACAACTAGAACATCAAATAAATATTGGTAATGGGATTTTTCGACAGATTTAAGAAAGTACAAGACATTAGCGTTAACCGACCTCAACAGGCGGACATACGCAAACGTATTACAAAACCAACACAATTTTACAGAAGTAGGCAAGGTATAGCGGAGTTAAAAGCAGCCATTACAAGTGCCGAGAGTTTAACAAGTCCACAAAGACAGTTATTATACAAAGTTTATCAAAATATTATTTTAGATAGCCATTTAACCGCTGCAATT